CCCTGTCTACATGGACGGCTTTCTTGTCCGTCATGACGGCGATGCGGGCCGGGTCCAGCCCGGCGGCCTTGGCGGCGGCCACCACTTCCGGCTGCACAAGCCCCACCACCACGGCGTCGCCCGTCTTCCATTTTGAGGCCAGCTTTTCCTCTATCCACAAGCCGAAAGCCGCGTGCCGGGCCGGGGCGTTGTTGATAGCCTGCACAACTTCGGCATAGAGCGCATCGCTTTTGATAAGCTCCAGCTTTTGCGCCAGCTCGCAGTCAAGTTGATAGGTCGTATAGCCCGCGCTGTACGAAAAGCCCGTGTCCGTCCAATGTGTGAGGCCACCCGGTCTTTCCTGCCAGCCCCATACCTCCCGGATAACCTGCTGGTTTTCCGGGGCGCGGGGGTTGACGACAACCTCCCGGCTTATCATGCGGCCTTCGCCGCTCTCCGGGGTCAACCCTTCCCGTTCAAGCTGCACGTCCGAAAGCGCCCGCACCCGACAGCGGCAATAAAAGCCGTTGGGGGGATAGTGCGTTTTCCAGAACGGATCGTCATAGCGGAAGACCTTGCGATGGAGCGCCCGGTGGTGTGGGCGGGTGCGGCTGTCGAGTACCGCGACATACATCCACCACGGCCTTTCCTCCGCGTTGGCGAGCATGGCCCGGTAACGCCCGTACATGTAGGCGCTCTGGACGTTCTGAAAAAAGATCAGGGACAGGCGCGCCGGAAGATCCAGCCCTCTTTCCGTCACCTCTCCCGTTTTCGGGTTGACGCTCTGTCGCTTCCCGGTCCAGCCCTTCGCCCGCAGGATCGGGGCCAGATCGTCAATAAACATCTTTCCCGTCCTGCCGTTTTTGACGGCGTCAACCAACCCTTTTTTGACGTCTTCCAGAAGATCAAACCGGGTCATGCCGGATACGGTGACGGCCTTGGCCTGCGCCTCCTGCCAAATGTCGTACCAATGCCGCGTAGGTGTAATGCCCTTGCTTTCAAGGTAGGCCACGGCGTCACGCGGCGGGAGCCCCAGCGCGTAGACGAGATCAGGCGTTTGCATCGGCCTCTTCCCGCGCGCTGGCTTCGCCGATGATGGTTGCGAGCATGATCGCCCGCGCCATAAGCTCTTGCAGCTTCGCCGTGTCCATCTTCGGATACAGATCGCCAAGGCGCACCAAAAGCTCGGCGGGCTCCACACCCTCCCGGATTTCGTCAAAAAGGGGTGCGAGCAGTTCGGCGCACGCCGCCGACAGCTCCGCGTCGGGAGCCATGTCGTCGATCATAGTCTGGTCCGGGAACGGGTCCGTTTTATCGCCGTCGGCTCTGGCCTGCGCCGTCAGGGGCGCGGGCGGTTGCGGCACGGACGTTTCCTTCACGGACAACACCTTTTCCCCTTCTTCGGCCTGCGGAATTTTCAGCTTCTCATGCGCCCACGCCGCCGGGATGTCCATTACCGATGCCAATTTCGGAAGCGCATCGGCAAAGACCTTGATGTCTTCGGCCTGCCTTGTGTCAAACCGGAAGTATGGGAGCAGTGCCGGATCGCTGACGCCGCAGTTCAGATAGGCCAGCGGAGCGAGGATTTGCCGGGTGATCGTCGCGGCGATCTGCGCGGCGTCGGACGTGAGGATGTCATGTCTGATTTCGTTGTGAACTTCGCCGAGCGCGTTGGTGGACGTTTTACCGTCCGCCTGCGTGGTGAGCGTCCCGCCGAGAATGGCCTTGCTCATGCCTTGTTCACACCGGGTAACAAGAATGCCCGGGATGTCCTGCGTGGCATTGGCGGGCGACTCGAAAAGAATTTCCATACCCTGCGGAATAATGCCGGAAGCGTCCCGTCCGAGATTGGCAAGGGCGGTTCTGAGCGCGGCTTTGTCTTCGGCGGAGCTTCCGGGCGGGTACTTCCCAAGCCGGAATGGGAGGCCGTGGACCTGTGTATACAGGATCGCGCTTTCAAGGGCGTAGGCTCGGATCAGGTACGCCCACGCCACCGTGCGGAAAAGCCCCACGCGCGGAAGCCACCCGGATTTCGAGCGGTGCGTGTGAATGACCCAACCGAACGGCCACAGTTCGGCCCCTTCATAGGAACCATCGCGCAACCGCAGCACGTTGCGGTTGTCCCGCATGACCTGAAACCAGCTCTGCGGGCGGTGATGGAATGCCGCCGGGATATGAAGCCCGCCGGTTTGTATCCATTCGATTTCAAGGGCCGCGAAACCGTGGCCTATGCCGTCCGCCAGATCGAGCAGGAGATCGGACGTGGTGGGCAACATGTCGAACTGCTCGCGCACGGCGGCGGCCACGGCTTCGGCCTTTTTATCTTTGGCACGGCCCGGCAAAATCTCCCAGTCCAGCGTCAAGAGCGCCCGCTTGCGCTTGCCGATTTCCGCCGCCAGATGCTCACAACGGTCTTCCATATCCGCGAAAAGCACGTGCTGCTCGGTAATGTCGCCGTCGTCGGCGGCTTGCAAAATGGAGGATAAACGGGAAGGCGTCAGGCGGTTGGTCATATTGCCCCACCGCTCAAGGTAGAGCATGGGCGTCAAGCCGCCGCCTGTTTCCGTCTGTTGCGCGGAAAGCGCATCACGCTTGCGCGGGCGCGGTTTTGCCGGTCTTCTAAAAATCATTACGTCCACCCCCCGTAGGTATCGAAGCTGTCAAAATCGTCGTCCTCGCTGGGCCGCACGCCCCACGGGCTTTGACGCGGCACCCGCTCGAACGCATCCCGCAGGCTGACGAAACCGCCGACGGCCAGCCGCCAGAGCATTTCGAGCGCGTCCGGCCCGTCGTCGTGGTCGGCTTTCGGGAAGTGCCGGAGTTGGTCGATCAAGCTCTGCTGCGAGGCGTGCAGCCGGATGCGGCCCTGCACGAAATAGGGCTGCAATGTCTCAATGCGTAGTTGCTTATCGGTACTGTTGATGATCGGGCGCACGGGAAGCGCGAGGCCACGGGCTGCGGCCCGCTGTGCCAGAACGTCGGCAAAAAACGCCTGAAACTGCACGGCCTCAACGGCCCAATTCAGGCAATGATACGCGCTGTGCAGCGCGATCACGTCTTCAATGATGCGGTCGGGGTGGCGCTTCCTGATACTGGCTTCCACCACGTCAAGCGTCATGGTGTCGCGGAGTAACCCGCCGACGAGGATCGCGGATGGGTCACGGCCCGCGCCGAGCTTGCCGAGAGACGGGTCAACGGCCCCGAACAGCAGCCAGTCGTGGGAACGGTCGACCCAGAACGTGATGCAGGAGGCAAACGGCGCGTCGTCCCCGGACAGCGGATCGTTTTGCTGTTCGGAATCGAAAGCCGCGTGGGAGTCGGCGCGCTTCGTCATAAGCTGGTACAGCGGGCGGCCCGCAGGCCATGACACGATCGCGCCGCGCTCCATATCGTCCTGATAGAGATCGTAAAAGGCGCGGGCTGCAACGGGACCGTCGGCGTGCAAAATGGCTTCCCACTTGTCCCACAGATCCAGCCGTTCCGGCCACTGGACGATAGAACGGAACCGTTTTGACTGCCACGTGGGCTTGTCCAGCGTCCGGGCAAGCACGGAATCGTAATGCAGGATCGTGCCCACATAGACCACATCCATGCTTCCGTCGGCGGCTCCAAGATTCAAGACGGTCTTTTGCAACCAGTCTTGCAACTTGTCGCGCTGCTCGGGCTTGGCCACGTTCTCGTCGTTTTCCAGATCGTCCAGAATCACAAGATCCGGGCGGTACGGGCCATGACGCAGGCCGCGCATACGCTTGCCCGCGCCGAGGGCTTGGAGCTTCACGTTTTGGGCGGTCAAAATGGTGCCGACGTTCCATACGCGCCCGCGCCCGGTTTCTGTGGGAAAGTCCATAGCAAGGCGCGGGTTGCCGTCCAGCTCCGCCTTGACCGCCTCCAAGAGAATCGCGGCCTGTTCCAGCGCGTCGGCAATGATCAGGATGTAGCGTTTACGCCCGGTAAGAACGCACCACAGCACGAAAAACAGGGAGATAAATGTGCTTTTCGCTTCGCCGCGCGGAGCGGCAAGGGCGATGTGCTGGCCTTCGCGGGCTTCGGCCATGCGCGGCAAGGCGGCGTCAAGCCATGTATGCAACGTGCTGTCGCCGGGGATCGTGCAGTAGTGCGGGAAGTACGTGCGCCGGAAAAAGATAAAGTCGGCAAGCGCCTGTTCCCGGCGCTTGGTGGAAGCCTTGGGATCGGACGGGAAGCCCTCGCAATCAGCTTCGATCTGTTGTTGCAGGGCGGCGGCAATGTCGGCAAGCGCGTACCGGAACTGTTTAGCGGAAAGTTTTTTCATTTTCCGTACTCCTTCTCAACCAGATCGCCGAATGGCTCCAGCACCTCTAAAAGTGCTGAAGCGTGTTGCGGAAAATGTTTGATTGTAAAATCAGCAAGCATTCTAATAAGATTAGTGGATGTGCTCAGCTCGTCTATTCCCGGTAAAATGCGCTTGCTTGCGGCAATGGTTTTTGCAAAAGAGTCGGCAAGGGAAGACAGCGCTTCCACCTTTTCGGCGGGCGGCATGT